ATGGAAGAAATGCTTGTATTTGCTAAAGAAAACACATGAAACAGAGAGCGCGGCCTACGGGTCGCGCTTTTTTAGTAACGGTATCACTATATAGGCTCAAAAAATAAAAAAATATTTTTTAGTAAAAATAGGTGTTACAGGTGTTACGACGTTACATTGGTATATAACTTACTGAAATATATGTAATACCTTGTAACACAAGTAGCGTAACACTATGAAATCAATGGTGTTACACTTTCTTAAATACGAAAACGGCCTTATTGGCTGGAATTTTGTTTTTTATAAAAAATATTTTTTGCTCTATATAGTGTAATGCGTTACTAATATCTGAACGTGACCTTTTTAACGGTGATATTATGGCAAGACGAGCAATGTCGAAAGTGACGGGTAAACCCCGTGAAACACGAGGTAGACCACCGGCTGGCGTGGACCAGCCCCTAACGCGTAAGCAGGAGCTTTTTGTAAAAGAACTGGTGAGTAAGGATGGGCAGATTACGTTACGCGAGGCGGCTATCAATGCGGGGTATGCTGCAACGTCGGCGCATAGTCGAGCGTATGAACTGACCAACCCGCACATATCACCCCATGTCGTGGCGGCGATACAGTCTTATCGGCGAGAGCTTGACGAAAAGTATGGCATTACGTTTCACCGGCACGTAAGAGATTTACAGAACATACGGGATTTGGCCATAGAGAACGGGGCATATAGTGCCGCCGTGCAAGCTGAATACCGACGGGGACAAGCGCAGGGGGACATATACGTCAATAAATCAGAAATCCGTCATGGCTCTATCGACAGTATGAGTAAGGATGAGGTTTTGAAAGCGCTAGAGGAATTAAAACAAAGTTATGCCCCAATCACAATCGACGTCACTCCCAAAGAAAAAGAGAATGCCAGCAATCGCGGTAAAGCGCGAAAGCGGCTTTTACAAGCAGATAAAGGAAGCAGCGCAGAGGTCGAAGCGGAAGTTACTACTGACGCGGATTGAAAACTATGTGGGAGCCGGAATACCAGACTTACTTATTTGTGACGAGTTTGGTGTGTTTCATTTTGTGGAGCTTAAATTTTTGACAAGTAATGGCGTTACGTTACAGCCGTCACAAGTGGCGTGGTTATCCCGCCATCAGCATAGCCCGTCATGGATATTGATTAAGAAACAGAACAAACCAACAGATGAACCGGAAATGTTCTTGTATCCGGCCAGTGCGGCTGTTGATTTGAAAATGGACGGGTTGCAATCCGTCGAGCCGCGGCACCATCAAAAAGGCAAATTTAATTGGGACGTGCTTTTTGACTTGATTTGTCCCACATAATCCTATATGTAGGGGCATCGTTAATTAACACGGGAGATTGCGAACTAATGTTTATATTTAGTCTTATTGGCCGGTTATTGTATGGGCCGGATTGGGAGAAACATACACAAAAACGGACGCGACATATAAGCCGACGCCGCCGTTAAAACTTTAGAAAATTAGCCCCGTCGCCTTGACGGGGTTTTTTTTAACTCTTATATAAGATAAATCTTATAGAAACACGGGAGATTAAATTGACTATTGATTATAATGCTATATATGACGCCGTCGAAAAAATATCTAAAACTTCTAATGAAGTTGAAATAAAAAATATTTTGGATGGCTTGGGTTCTATAGAGCGAAAAAAACTAAAAGAGATTGTCGGGCGTGTTTCCCTAATCCGTGATTAAATACTAGGCCCCGTCAAAATATCTTGACGGGGTTTTGTTTTTTGTATATATGGGATAAATCGCATTCAATACGGGAGCTTTTGAAATGCTTAAAACTACAGCAATCAGCACGGCCAAAAAAACCGCCGGATGCGCGGTCACATATAGGGCGGGCAATAAAAACAAGTTTGGGACTTGTCCGGCATCATGCGAATTGAATCCCAGCGGGCGCGGTTGTAGAGAGAGTCAAATTGATTTTGACTATCTGGACGCATTGCTTGACGCAAAACCAAAACGCGGGGAAAGTTTCACTTATTCACATTTTCACCCGATATTTTGGGCGCATATGTTAAGCCCGAAAAAAACTGTTATTAATTACAGCGCGGCAAATCCAGAAACCGCATTGCTGGCACGTCAAGCTAGTGATGCGCCGGTTGTAACGGTGGTACCTCAAAATTATTTTGAAAACGGGAAAAATAAAACATTAGACGGCGTTCGGTTCATACGTTGCCCCGCCGAATATAACAGCGCGGTAACGTGCAATAATTGCGGCGGCGATAAAGCCCCGCTATGCGCTAGGCTTAACCGTAATTTTATTGTGACGTTTACAGCTCACGGGGCGGCTAAGAAAAAAGCCGGAACATCTGAGCGCGGCGGGTGTTATGCTGACGGCGGCAACGTCAATATCCACTGGCAAAACACCGCAAAACAAAAACAGCAAGAAACTGACGGGGACCGGTTGCGGGCGTTTGTCAAAACTTTACCGGCGGG